TTTGGTCCGATTTGCCATCTGATGGGGTGTTCCGTGGTAGGGATTGGTAAGTATTCATATACCACCATTACACTTACGCACCAACTAAAAAGCGAACTCGTAACAATAAAGGCCCCGCCTATACTTCGACAACTGCAATGACAGGGATCGTCTGATTTGACGGCGACAGCCAAAGGCGGCGCGAACCATTGGCCGCGCCGCCTCTACTGGTCAGTGGGCCTTGTGACCGGCCATGGTCTCGGCCAGGAGCCAGAGCGCCCGATTGAGGCGTTGATCCTGATCGATGCCGTTGACGGCACGGCTTGTGACGCGGCGCGGCCGTCCCGTGGGATTGCGATCGAGAGCGGAGACCCCGCCCTTGATCACGTTCTCCTGGAGCCGGTTGAAGGTGTGCCAGAGGGACGGTCCCACGTCCGCCTGGCGGTTGGCCCGGAGAAGCTGATCCGCCGTGATCGGAGTCGTAACGTTGCCGTCGCTGTCGCCGAAGCGGAGGACGCGGGCCGACTCCGCCAATGCGTGCTGCTCGGGCGGGGAAAGATCGATTGCCGACCAGGCTTCGGCGTGTTCCAGGGCTTTCGTCGACTCCTCCAACACGGTGAAGGACCCCTCGATCACCTTGCCCTGCACATCGCCCCAGTGGGTGACGCGGACGGTCTGGAATTCCTTCTCCGACACCGTCATGCCATTCAGGCAAACGAGCCGGAACAGGCCCGCGCTCATGACGTAGCTACTGGACCCGTCATTGGCGTTCACCAGCACGACCTCGGGGAACACGTCGCCGATCGCGCGCGAGCCGCCCCTGGTCTGGCTGGCGTGGCGCAGCCGGATCATGTGTTTGGTGAAGTCGAGACGGCCCGGATCGCGCGAGCGCGATTGCGACGCCTGAACCACGTCGAAACCCTCCTTGCGGAGGCCGGTGAGGATTTGCGAGGTCGGGATCGGCTGGAACCCCGCGGAGCGGGATTCATGGGCCGCAACCGCGAAGACCGAGGGTGCGGCCCGTAGGATGTCGTCGTCGGTGAGGAAGGTGCCCGGCCGGGCGGACGCGCGGAAACTGTGCGCGGGCCGGATGCGCGTGATCTGATTCATGGGTTGCTCCTGTGGTAGGGATAGCAACAACGTTATACTACGATTACACTTCCGCAACAACAGAAAAACGCAAGTCGCGCTCTGTATTTACTTCGATATGCGGTGAGAATCAGTTCACCGGCGAGGTCCTCTCGCCGGGCGGGTGCAGTTCCCGTAGCCGCTCCGTCGCGGGACTGTCGGCGGTCGCGGTCAGGCCTGGTTGAAGTGACGCCGGATCGTGTCGATCGTGGTCGAGAACGAGCGCCCGCCGGTGACGATTATCGCCATACCCGGCCTTTGAGGGTCAGCGCCGGCGACGGTGTGAAGCTCGCCCTCAATGGTCGCGGTCCGGCCGACATAGGGTGTGACGTCGGGAACATCGGACAGGACGATCTCGCGGCGAAGCTGAGGGGGCATGAGCGGGTGTTCGCCCTGAGATCGGGTCTCATACCCGAACTCGGGGACGGCGACGCCCAGAGCCTCGGCCAGCCACTCGGCGGCCATCGCCCGGTGACACCAGTCGGCGCCGCCCGGCCGCTCGTAGCAGAGCAGGACAGGCGTGCGCCCGGCCGCGAGGCCGTCGAGGTCGTCGCGGACCTTGCGAGGGTCGAGGGGGCCGAGGATTTCGGTGCGATAACGGGAATAATACTCGTCGATCCCGACGCTGTTGAACCACGGCCCGGGAGCCAGGGCTTTGTAGAGGCGATACCCCGCGGTCATTCGCCGCGGCGCGCCGCGGGAAATGCCGATCCGAATGTGATCGTCGGGCAAAGGTGTGAACCAGGACGCGGTTTTCATGTGGTCTCCGTAATCTATGCGGCGCGCTCGCGGACGCTCCTCAATGGTAGGATGTAGCAATTTGCGAGTATATATCGAAGGACTTGCGAATGCTACAAAATAGCGTCCGCCATCGCGCCCTTTACATGGCACTGGTGCGCGTTTATTATAACGGCGTTTCTGTGGTAGGAAACATGCGCACCCTTTGGGCCGCGCCGGGCCGCACGGGAAACCGTGCGGCCTTCGCGGTTCCTGCCGGGAGCTGACCAGTGTTCGTCGGCGCGGTGCCGATGCCCGCAGTGGAACAGATCACGCGGGCGGTGCCGTTTACCGAATGGCGTAACGTCTTTGTCGGCTGCTCGGGGTCATTTCGCTTCGACCGGGCGGTGCGCGACGTGCATCCTTCGGTCCGCGTGCATTCCAACGACGTGTCGCTGCTGACGTGTTCGCTGGGCGCGCTGGCGACCGGAACCGAGTTCCCGCTGGCCTTCAAAGGGCGGCTGGCCTTCGTCGAGGATCTGATGCGCGGCCAGACCTTCAAGGCCCGCGTCGGCGCCGTCGAGGTCGCCCTGGAAATGGCGAAGTACAAGGGTTCCAACGCCTTCGCCCAGGCGCATTTCGCGCACTACCGGGAGCGGTTTGCGGACTTCCATGGGCCGGTGATGACGAGGCTGGACGGGTTTCTGAGCGGACTCCAGATCGCGGCCTTCCATGCCGGCGACTTCCGCGAACAGGCCCGGCGCGCGGCCGAGACCGGCGGCGGCGTGGCGGCATTCCCGCCAACCTACAAGAACGGCTACGAGCGGCTCTACAAGTTCGTGGACGAAAGCACCGAGTGGGAGCGGCCCTCCTACGACATCTGGAACCCGGCGAAGATTGAGGACTGGATCGACGAACTGGACGCGATGGGCGTCCGCTATTGCGTGCTGACCGATCATGTTCTCGACCATCACGAGCCTGTCACGGTCTACCGGAGCCAGTCGAACAAGCCGGTCTATACCTTCGCCGACCGGGCGGTCGGCTCGGTCCGGCGCGCGACGCACAGCACGGAGGAATTTCGTTACGCGTCGCTCGATCCGGCTGCACTGACCGCTGAATCCAAGGTCGAGATCATCGCGGCCAGCTCGGGGATGATGAATTTTCTGAAGGACATCTATCTCGCCAAGGGCATCGCACACGTTGCGGGCCTCGCGAATTTCCTGGTGCTGATCGACGGGTGTCTGGCGGGAGGCTTCATCTACGCGCGCGACAAGTTCGGCGGCGAGCAAATCTACCTGCTGTCGGATTTCGCGCTGTCGCCGAAAAGCCGGGTGTCGAAGCTGATCGCCACCCTCGCCACCTCGGCGACGGTCATTCGCCGGTTGGAGGTCAAGCTGGTGCGGCGGATCGCCCTGGTGACCACAACCGCGTTTACCGGCAAGCCGGTCTCGATGAAATATCGCGGGATTTTCGACCTCGTTGGCCGAAGCCCAGGAAAACTGAATTATGCCAGCAAAATCCGCGAGCAAAGCCCTGGAGAAATCTATCGGGAGTGGTACGGCCGCTTCGCTGGAAACACGGGTGGTCAGGGTAAAGTTCGGGGAGCTAAAGCTGCTTGAACGCAACGCGCGCTATATGTCGGGACCGCAGTTCAATCTTCTGGTCGCCAACATCAAACGTGATGGATGCTTGACCAGTTTTCCGCTCGTGCATCGTGTGGATGGTGCATTGCAGGTCGTTTCGGGAAACCATCGCGTCCAGGCGGCGATGAAAGCCGGTCTGATCGAGGGCGACGCGATAGAAGTCACGACGCCGCTTTCGCGCGAGCAATTCGTGGCGCTGCAACTGAGCCACAATGCGATCGTCGGGAAGGACGATCCGAACATCCTGAAATCGCTTTACGATGAGCTGGATTTCGGTTGGAAGGAATATTCTGGTCTGACCGACGACGCCTTCAAGGTCGAGGATTTGGACACCTCGGTGCTTCGGGTCGAAGCGCCGTTTTACGAAGAACTGCACATCTCGTTTCTCCCCGGCGACGCCACGATCTTCAAGGACTGGCTGGACAAGATCGGCAAATCGAAAGCGGCAGCGATGCGCATGGTCGCGCACTACGACGACTTCGATCGGGTCTTCAAATCGCTGATCGCGGTCAAGGGGGCATCCGGCATCCACAACACGGCGGTCGCGCTGCGGACGATGGCGGAGCTGGCCGGCGAAGCACTCGCCGCGCGGGAGGCAGCCGGTGCGGGGAGCTAAACCCAAGGCGACGGTGCTGAAGCTGATCACCGGCAATCCGGGCCGGAGGCCGCTCAATCCGCGAGAGGCAAAGCCGCCGGCGGTGATTCCCGATCCGCCGGAGCTGCTGACCGAGGCGGCGGCGAGAGGGGACAAGGCGGCGCTGGAGGAATGGAAGCGGGTGACACCGCTGCTGGCTGATGTCGGGCTGATCGCGAAGCTCGATCGTGCGATCATTGCCGCCTACTGCATGGCGTGGGCGCGCTGGATCGATTGCGAGCGGCAGCTGGTGACGACGGGGCTGATCGTTAAGGCGCCGAATGGGTATCCGATGTATTCGCCTTATCTGACGGCCTCGAACAAGGCGCTGGATCAGGTGCGCCAGTTTTCCGAGCAGATCGGGCTTTCGGGGTCGTCGCGGTCGCGGATCAAGACCAACGATCCGGCCGGCGAAACCGACCCGGCCGAAGCCTTCCTACGTGGCGGCGCGTAGGCCGCGGAGGAAACCGCCGCCCCCCGATCCGGTCGAAGCCTACGCGAGGACCGTTGTCGAAAGCCAGATCGTCACCGGGCGGCTGGTTCGCCTCGCGTGCGAGCGGCATCTGCGGGATCTGGCGGACGGCGCGGCACGGGGCCTGCGCTGGGACCGGGCGAGCGCGCAGCGGGCGATCGACTTCTTTCCCGCTGTGCTGCGCCACACCAAGGGCAAGTATGCTGGCCGCCCGTTCGAGCTGCTCGGCTGGGAGCAATTCGTCGTCGGCTCGATCTTCGGCTGGAAGCTGGGCGAGATCAGGCGGTTCCGCACCGCGTTTGTCTCGACCGCCCGGAAGAACGGCAAATCAACGATCGAAGCCGGGATCGGGCTGAAGGCGCTGATCGATGAAAACGAGCCGGGCGCGGAGATTTACTCGGCGGCCACCACGAAGGACCAGGCGAAGATCGTGTTCTCCGAGGCGGAACGGATGCGCGCCGGCTCGGCCGCGCTGCGCCGGCGGATCACGCAAACGACCAACAACCTCGCGGTGCTTTCGACCGCGTCGTGGTTCCGGCCGCTGTCGGCTGACTCGTCGCGGATGGACGGGCTGAACGTGTTCGTCGCGCTGGTCGATGAGCTGCATGAGCACCCGGACGATGGCGTGATCACGAAGCTCGACACCGGCATGGGTGCGCGGCTTCAGCCGCTGATGTACGAAACGACGACAGCCGGGGTGAACCGGACCTCGATCTGCTACCAACACTGGGATTTCTCGATCAAGGTCCTG